GAATGTATACTCGCCGCCGGTAATAAGTCTCGGAGTTTGTTCATACAGCATTCCTCTCGGCTGACCAAGTGGAACTACTCGAGTTTGGCCGCTTTCTTCAAAGATGTCGAATGTAGTATCCGCGCTCGCCTTAACTTTCGAGCGATTGTACGGTGCTGGTCGCTGAGAGTATTCTTTATCTTTATCATAAACACCGAACGCACCAACTTGTACGGATCTTTTCTCAGAGACCGTGGTTGGAAGCCCCTTCCACTTATAAGATCCGTCAGTAGTCGCGATTCTCGACCCCCAATAGTTCGGGCCGTTGAATCCTAATAGCTGCGCATTCCAGTCGACTTGGCCGTTTACGCGCGAAATAGCCAGGCTCAGAGCAGTTTTCTGCGCCTCTGTCATTGGAGTCGGAAGATGACCCCTCAGCTCATATTGCTCTCTATCGAAAACAGGACTCGCCATGCTCTACTCAGTACGTCCCATTATTTGCAAGCGCGGGAAGACTCGCTTGAATCTGCGCTTTTTGATAGTCAACATACGCCTTTGATGCTCCATCGCCAGCGGCTAGCGGGTAGATATTTACATCAGAGATCAGTCCCGATATTGGATTCTCTCTCATATCAAGAGTACCGGTTATCTGAACATTAGCCCCAGAGATCATATCAGTATTTGCCATTGTCTAGCGAAGGGATAAGGGCGAAGTCAGTGTACGCTTTAGTAGCTAATGAGCTAGGAAGAGTTGGCTCGGCAAGAAGAATAATCTGGTTCGGCTGTACGCTCGAATTCGATTGAAAGAACGGAATCTCTGTGCCGATAATGACAAAGCCTTGCGGATTTGTCGCTACCGCGTCTCCAATTGGGTCTGATCCGAGTGCGGCCTCCCCAACTACAATCCAACCAGGTTCAAGTTCAACGTTCGAAGGGAACGTAATTAGCGGGGTAGCAGTGTCAGGCCCAAGTGTAAAGTTTTCCTCTAAAAGCTTCTCGTAAAATAACTCACCGCCCCCAAGTGGAGACATGTAAAGTGATGAGTAGTCTTCGATGCTTGAGATTAAGAAACGTAAACTCGTGTCTTGAAACTCGGTAAGCCAGCCTGCAACGGGCTCATATTTTATTGATGTTTGGCTTCGCGTATCACGAATCTCGGGGACACGAAAATTGCTTACGGTAATAATCGCGAGAACGATGTGCGGTCGCTCGATCTCATCGAACTCGCCTTCAAGAAAAATTTCGGCTTCGGATGTAAAACCGCTAGGTCTTTGATTGCGAAAGAGCGCCTCACCGGAATATCTTACCTCGGAGACATCAGCGGTGCCGTCCCAAAAGAACAATCTAAAATATCTATTGCCGATCTCATTCTGAGATTGGGGCGCCCAAATCCCGTCGCGCGCTATAACAGAGTCTTGAAGCGTCCATACGATCGCGTTATCGGAGGCGTATAGTGCACACCGAGCCGTAGCTAATTGCGGCGAAGTCGCTCGAATAGAGAATTCACGAGCAACGACTGGCTCCGTAAAGTCCATCGTAACATACGAACCATCGGCATAATCGCCAGCTTTGAAAAATTCTGTTGGTGTCCAACTACCATCGCTAGGTTCAGAAAAAATTGACAGTACCGGGTGATACTCGGCTTCAGCTGAAGCAGCATAAATTGTCTGACTTGCTCCTAGCGAATAGTCTTGAACTTCATATTTTGAGTATTTAGCTTTATCAGGTGATACCCGATTGAGATAGTAACCTACTTGATAAGACCCGTCTTGAATTCCTCCATCTATGATGGTTTCCAAGTTAATTGCGAGCGTATCAGTTTGAATCTGACCGTACGCCCACGTGATCGTGCCGTTATAGATAACAAGAACACGAGGGTCGTTTTGTAGTGCTCCAACTTGTAAAGAGCCAGGGCCGACTGAAGACCCGTACTGAGGCTCGACATAAACTAGCCCACGCCCAACTTCACCAAAATACTCTTCTCGATACCCTTGAGAAATCCCAGGAAGTCTGTCGTAAATCGGTCGACCACTCGAGCGGCCCCAAACAGTACTGACCTCGCTAAGATTAAGAATCTTAAGCGCTTCAAAGTTAGCTACGTCAATTTTAGCGAACCCATCTACAAGTGGCTTGGTAACAATTTTTCCAAGTTTAGACTGCGGCAGAATCTGGCTCATAGCGCAATAGTACCAACACCATAGTTAACAGGACCAAACGCGAATGCGCTTTGTGGAGAATAAGACAGTTGAGTAGGATCCGAGAAGTTTCGCGTACTCTCCCAAACGTACTGATATGAGGCTTCTGAATTAGATTTAGACGTGATATTTACAGTTGCAGTCCCAAGTTTATTAGTGGACACCTGAGCGCCGAGCCGTGAAAAGACTCTCGAGTTACATTCGGATAGTACAACAAACTTTAGTAGATTGCCGAAAATTTCTTCAATGCGGGGAGTATTAGGTTGCTCTCCAGCCCAGGTCGTAGCTACTTCTGGCGGTGTGAAAGATTTTTCTACTCGATAAAATTTTTGAGACGAAGCTGTAATGTCATAAATGATGTCTTCGTATCGGTACGCCGGGTCGTAATACTTGACGGTCTCAGGCCGAGTCGACCGAATAAAAATGTTACTATCAAAATAGACTTCGAGGTCTAGTATTGGCGTCACGTGCTGGGTGGCTTCATACTGCCTTAAAATAGAGCCATTACGGAAGGTTGCAGCGTCTTTTGGTGCAAAACGAAATAGATCTCTAAAAGTAGGGATGCCTCCGGTTTCTTCTTGCCACCCGATATTCGACCAGAAGTAAGAACCAAAATTTTCTCCGACTGGACCTCGCACTAATACGGTTTGTCCAATAAACAGATCTTGTGCTGAACTAATAGATCCTTGGTCGATAAGAATTTGTGTTAAATCGACAGGCGTAAAATTTAAGGGAAGCGCCGAGTAAGAAACAACAAAGTTGTAGCGAAAAATGTCAGGAAGCACTTCTATAATAAGCCCATCTCTCACCATTTGGTCTGGGTCTTGAGCAGTTGGTGTGAAGTCTACTTTTGCTTGAAAATATCGCGGAAAAGGGAGATTTGCTTCAAGAAGACGTTTGCAAGCAGGAGTTACTTCAGGACAAGACTCGGCGAGAAGAAAGCAATCTTCGAGTTGCGTAGCGTCGAATCCGCCTTCAGGTCTGTATCTAACATACTCCCCGAGCCCGAACCTGGCATGATAACGAAACGACTTTTCATTAAATAGCGGTCTACCCGCACAGTCAATATAGTCTGTTACTTGAATGATTTGAACAAGTCCAGCGGCAACGAGATTATCTACGCTGGCTTTATACGATTGGTCATCGGAGCTAAAAAATGTAAAGTCAGTGAGAACTTTAACAAAAAGGCGAACAGCGCCCTGCAATCGATCTATGTAGCATGAATCTTCAGATATTACGCCAGTCAAAAATTGTTCTGGGGCCGGAGTTACAAGGAATTGCCCAGCAGTGTAAGAATCACCCGGCAACAGAAGTTCAAACTCAATTCTTTGAGTTGAAACGTTTCCGGCTTGTTGTGCAGTGCCGAGATTAGACGAACTTTCTTCGACTACAAAATTTTGATTAGCGACCCAAATTGGATACCCTGGACGCTTATTCAGAGCGGTATACTGGGGAGTTCTCGGCTCATAAACTTCTACATTTAAGTCTTGTGACTGATAAGCCACAATTTGTGGGTCGTATAAACCGCCTGCCGTTACTGCCTCGATGCTAGCTCCAACCGACCATGCTGTAAAGACTTTTGCAGCAGTGACTAGCCCGGCTTCGACTAACTGGGCTGCAGTACGATTGCCGCTATAAGTAAAACTTGCAAGGACTACATGGAGGGTCGCGTCAATGCCGTCTGGCACAGAAATCACATCACCGGTAGAAAACTCGCCTGGGATCAGCTCTTTGATTAAAGAGAAAGAAAGTTTATTGATATTAGCGTAATATGCCTTATTCGCCGTGATAGGCGTAAAAGCCTTGATCACGGGGTAATAAGCTGGAATAGACCCAGTAGCATTGACAACTACATCGCCGATCTCGAAAGTATTTCCGGTACGAAATTCTTGAGGCGTGACTACAGTAAATGACGGAGCGCCCAAACCGCGGGGGGTGAAGTAAACGCGGAGGCCATCGATGTCTGGGTCAATAAATTGATTAGTAACGCCAAGAGTCAGCGGGAAAGATGTTGCTAAAGCACCCTCAATATCAGATACATTTGGATCATAACTGATCGGAAATACCGCGTTTGGCGTAAGAATACCGAACAAGTTGTTGCGAATCGTCTCTGTAAAAGTGCGAAGGTCCTGCGCGTAAGGCTTGTTAGGGTCGTAAAGAATATCGATAGAAACATCGACATCATCGACTTCCATTGAGTAAACAGTTCCTTGAAACTCAGTAGGGAGAGAGAAGCGGATAAGGTTTTGAAGAGAAGACCTTTGAGCCGTTGTCAGAGGACTGCCGTCAGGATTGATGACGAAGAAAGATACTGCTGGAGCACTTTCTACAAAGTCTGAATCGTACCGGTAAATATCTTTTTCAGCTCGGCGAGGGAGAACATTAACTCCTGTCCCTGTCCCAAGAGCGTCTGAAAAAAAGTCTCCCCAGTCTTCAGCAGATACCGGATTACGACGGCGAATGAGTGAAAAGAACCGTTCTTTGACTTCTTGAAGCAATTCGGGGTTTTGACCACCAGCGGCCGCCTCTGGATTAGTGACTCCAATGACGCCCGCAAGAGAACTTACGGCGCTTGTGATAGATCCGGCAGGAACATTATTAGTAGAGCCCCTTAATAAGGAAACGGCCCTAACACGTCCGAACTCCTCGCCAGGGGGAATACGTAGTCTATCAGATGTGACGAATGAAATTGACTGCCCGCCAGTTAAGTTCGGGTCGGTTGAGACTTGAAAGCCAGGAAAAATAACGAAGTCTTGAAGAGTCGGGGAAATCTGTATTTCGATCTCAACAACAGATCCGGCGCCTGTGCGTCTTTGCGCACCTAAAAACGGGCCAATCCACTCAACGAGAACTGACTCTGGGAAAGAGTTTGCAAACGCGAGAAGTTCAGCCTGGGCGAAAGCTTGACCTTCAAGTAAGGCGAGAACAGGCGATCCACTCGAGAAATCATTGATCGTTGATCCAGAAGCCTCGTAGACTCTTTGTGCCGCTGCCGCTACGAGCTCCGTTTCGTTCCGTGGATCAAGATCAATCGGCGGCAAAGGAGCATATTGTGGCATTAGAAGAATCCTTCGTCTACTACGGGAAAGTTGTTAATACGCTCATTTAGTACTTCTTTAGTCACAGTATCGGCCGCGTCTAATTGCGCGTACTTAATAAGGAAGCTTTGTTGAGCACCGCCTTGATTAAATTTGGCGTTAGTATTCCAAAACAGCGGCGCTGATAATCCATTTGTATTAGTCTGGTCACCAAACTGGACCAGCCCCATAAAACTTTTACGGCCTACAACCGGAACAGACCCGTAGCTTTGGTCTGTCTCGAGAGTGACATATACCGTGTCTAAACCGCTGCTGCCCCCGCGTTGAATATCATTGCGGTTTATTGGGGAGTAGTGCCAATCGGCATCGGCTCCATCAAAGCTTATCTCACGCGCTCCATTTAGCCACTGGGACGTAACGATAACGCCCGGCCCATACAATGTTTTTGACATGCACCACAGCACTAGACTTCTCGAACAGTTTTACCCCGCATAAAAAAGCCCCCGCCGAAGCGGAGGCTAAATGACGCTAGTGATAATGGTTAATTATCACCCGTAATTCCAGTCATTAACGGTAAAGACCAATTCGATGGTCCCGACGTCGCCGGATTCACGGTCCATTTCGGCAACCGTAAGCTGTTGGAGTTGGCAACCGCTCATCACGTATGGTGTGCTGTTGCTATTTTCTCCATTACAAGTTGTTGGTTGAATAGTGATTGTGATAAATTCACAATTGTACGTCGACCAGACTGACTCGATTGCATGAGCGAGAGCTGGATCGTATGGGGCTGTGACAGTCACATCGTCAACTGAACGCGGGCCTACAACTTTGTAGAGGCGGTTCCCAGTTCCGTTAGCGTATTGACCACTCTCAGCTGTATCTGAAATTCCCGAAAAGTTTGTCCAAATCGTCTCTAGTCCGGAGATAGTGACGATAAAGGCTGACTTAGGGATTGGAATAATAACAGGCATTGGAGTTCCTCCTTATATGAGTATTAAGAAGGATCAAGCGAATACGTCGTCGATATAGAAGCCAGAACCGAACAGACCCGTAGAGCCAAGACCAGTGATATTCACTACTCGCTCAACGGTAATTTCAGCACGAACCACGCGGCGCTCGCGGATATAGTACTCAGGACGAACGGCAGGAGTGCCGGTCAACTGGTACGTATAAGCGAAAGCGGGAGTAGCGGCATTAGCACCACCGGCGGGCATCACGGAATCGGATGCAGATAGCGGGCTATAGAACAGCACCATGGCGTTCTCGGGGAACACGGGTTGCAGTTCGCCAAGATCGTTCAGACGACGTCCTTCAGCCACACGGATTCCGCGCTCGAGACCGAAGTAGCGAGCCAGCACGTCAACGTCGATCGAGTCGGCGGAGGTGAACTGGATGCGCTCCAGGATCGCGGGGTTGGTCAGCAGGCTATCGAATACAGCAGTACCGATAACAGCGCCATTAGGACGAATACCGATCTGGTTAGAAACTGCGCGCTTCCAGTTGAGAACGTCAACAATCGGGTTGTTGGTAGCGGTACCCCAGGGGTTGCCACCATCAGCGATACCGAGAGCGGTAGCGGCTGCGGCATAAGTGGTCCAGTCGGCAAAACCAAGACCTAGGCTGCTAGCAGTCGAAGGCTCGTAATTGGCCACGGTAGCTACGGCTTCAGCCACAGTCACTTCGTAGCTATTCATCAGACGGGACATCGCGTTGCGAGTCTCGATAGCGCGGAGGTCAACTTGAGCGGGGCCTTCGCCTGCGTTTTCAATCACTTCTTCAGGAAGTTCCCAAGCGATCACTTCCTGTTGCAGAGCATAAGCATCGGTGTCGAAGCGGCTCTGAACAGCTGGGATGTTGGTGCCGTATGCGCGGCGATAGTCCTGAATAGCGAATGCTTCCTTACCGAAACGCAGGATCTTACCAGCGCGGGTAGGGGTGTCAACAACGGGCGCAATGAAGTTTGCGATCGAAGTCTCGGGAAGCATGAAACCCTGAGCCAGGGTTGTAAGGATAGGATCGACACCGCCGTAGGTGTCTCTTAGATTCATCATGGACTTTAATTCTCCTTCTGCAGAAGGTATGAGGAGGTCTTGGGCTTACACCGTGATAGATCACGGAAGCCAAGATTTGGTAATCAGGATCAGAAGCTGACGAGAGCGAACTCCACGCCGCCGATGTTCAGCACGTCGCGGATAGTCGGAGTGGTACCGTTGATAGTCACAGCGGTAGAACCCCCTGTGGCTGCATCAGATGCGA